CTTCGGGTACCGACAAGTGCGATGAAGCACAACCTCCGGGTCCTACCGGACCTTCAGTTCCATCTTTATACGAGAAAGGGTAGATTTATGGTAGGTAGGACACGTCGCAGCGGCGATTATCTCCCAAACAGGGAGGTTCTTGGCGCCTGGTCATCGGGTAAACCGGTGACCTATAGCAACGTGTCTGACAGTCTCTGTTACGATCGAACGAATAAGGGCCCTCCCTACAAGACTGGGGGGAGCCTGTACATCGCGTCGATGGGGTTGCATCATGCGACCTCGAGTTCAGTCTACTTGGATCGGACCCTTTGGGGGTCTTACACAGGCAGATTTATCTGCTCGGGAATGCCGAGCAATGGCTACTGGGGGGGATCTTCCCTCCTAGACGCGAGCAACGGATTTTACTCCGGAAACTCGGGATCCATAATGTCTTCTAACGAGGACAACTTGGACGCCATGGGTGCAGACGGTTGGAACCGCGCTAAACCCGGTAAACCCATTGTTGACCTAGGTCAATTTTTGGGAGAACTCCGTAATGCACCATCCGTGCCAGGCTTACAGGCGTTCCGATACTTCAAAGGCGTAGCAGAAGGCGGGCGGAAATCCGCTCGTCGTCTATCACGCTCCGAGGCAAAGGAATACCTAAATGCCGAGTTTGGATGGGCACCGATCGTCCGTGATCTGCAGGGTTTATATAAATACCAGCAGACGCTTGCTCAAACCTTGGCCCAACTTAAACGGGACAATGGCAAGGGCATAAGACGGTCAGCAGAACTCCGTTCGGTGAATGAAAATGAGGCGACGATTAGTCAGGTGAATAACCTGATGTATCCGTACGTCCATCCCTTCTATCACGAAAACGGTTCCTCATTTCGGACGGTGACGCATCGCACAACGCGGCGTGACTGGTTCGAGGGCAAATTCCGGTATTACATTCCGGATATTGACTCTCGTGACTGGCCATTTCGCGCAAAGCGGGCGTTATTGGGTTTAAACCCATCTCCGTCTCTTTTGTGGGAGTTACTGCCATGGACTTGGTTAATCGATTGGTTTGTCAACATAGGCGACGTTCTGTCGAATATGTCGGACCAAGCAGCCGAAAACCTTGTGGCGGACTATGGATACGTAATGTCGAATGTGCGGTATGATTACACCGTACATGAGAAATCAACGGTCCTCACGTCGACTGGGAACCAAGTTTTGCACGCGAATAGCGTGTTTTACAAGGAACTCAAGCGGCGTTCGTACGCTAGCCCTTTTGGTTTTGGACTGACACCTGACTCCCTCTCCGGGAAGCAGATGGCGATCTTAGGAGCTGTGGGACTTTCTCGCAACTTCTGAGATTATCCGCCCGCAACGGGCGGCCAACCTTTACTAACTTTAGGAGCCATGAACTTTGTTCACAGACCCCCAAACAGTAACCGTCGATGCGGTTGCACAGACGCTTCCGGCCATCTCGCGTGAGCCCATGAAGTCGACTTACCGTGAAGATATCGGTGAGTACGAACTCGTGATTTCACATCAGGAGAACCGGAATAGGAATCGTCGGACCGTCCGGCTCAATCGAGTCAAGACGACCGCTGATCCCTTCGTCCCTGCCAACAACGTCGAAGTGTCGCACTCGGTCTACGTGGTCATCGATGCCCCAATTGCGGGGTTCGACAACACGGAGCTCAAGGACGACGCTCTGGCGCTGGCGGCTTGGTTGACGTCGGCAAACGTGTTGAAGGTCCTGGGTGGAGAATCCTAGGAAGTCAATCGCCAAGCGGCGATTGCCGGGGAGTGTCTACTGCTTGATAGCGGTCGGCACCCTCTCGGCGTGCACTCCCGGCCTTGCGACTAAAGGTCGTTTGGACGGCAGTGGGACTGTGACTTGGGAATCCGAGTCAGAGTCTAAAGTGGAAGAAGAGCCCTTGGGCCCGCTCCCACTCCACGCGCTTCCGCCCCTGTACTAGGGGCTTCCATCTTACTGTTCGGCCCCCTCACATTGAGGGGGCCGTGACGGTCATCCGTCATGGGAAGTCATACAGCAAGGTTCTACGGATCTTTTACCCACCATTAGGAGGTAGGAAAGATGAAAAGCCTTACGTGGCTTCTGAAGGGGATGCTGGATAATATTAGCATCCGATGTTCCACCGACACCCACCGCGACTTTATTACTATGTCGCGGAGGATCGAACGTGAGGGCATGTCGTTCTTGACGATAACCCTACCGAGTTTTGCAACAGATCTCGAAAGAGGCCTAGAGCAAGGTTCGGTTTCTCCTGGGATGTTTGCTAGTTTTCGCAAGCACCTGGCGCTCCCCGCACTGTTGCGGGGTTTGACCGAGAAGATATTCGACCCTGAGAGTGGTGAGCTGCTTGATGTGCCCGATGTGGACGCCATCTTCAGCATTAGACAGTTATGTTTGATGTTTAAGAAGGTAAACCTCGACTGCTCCTTAGAAAGAGTAGAGAAGGCCTACGATGGGTATTTTAAGTGTGAGCATGAGCTCTCTGGCTTGATGGATTCTATTCCGAAGGAGATTTATCACTCCTTTGGCGTCGTTTCCGATGTGCTATGGAGTCAGGTTTGTGGTCCATTAGACTGGAAAGTCGTGGATCATGACCTGGTGCCTAAGCATGGGCCAGGTGCTACCGCCGAGCGTATCTCCGGTAATAGGAAGTACGTTTTGGATCGGTGGCACACGCGCCTTGAAGGTTCTTTTCCGTTTGACCTGTACGGGATGTCAAATCCGTGCGGGCTAGACGTGGAGGACCCACGAGGACGTGTTGAGTTCATCGAACCCGGCGCTGAGGAACCCGTAAGGGTTATCACAGTACCTAAGACCCTGAAAACTCCTCGTATAATCGCAATTGAACCTGTGTGTATGCAATATGCACAACAGGCAGTGGCTGTGCCTCTGATGGAAGCATTGGAGAATCACCCACTGACGGCTGGTCAGATTAACTTTACCGACCAGACGATCAATAAACGGTTGGCTCTGGAGAATAGTCTAAGTGGTGAATTAGCCACGATCGACTTATCTGAGGCCAGCGATAGAGTACATAAGGACCTGGTTCACCGCATGTTGAGGTCAGTGCCCGAATTTAGGGCAGCAGCCTTCGCATGTCGTACAGCCAGGGCGAAAGTGGGGAGCAATGTTATTCCGCTCTTCAAGTTCGCGTCTATGGGTTCGGCGTTATGTTTCCCGGTTGAGGCCATGATGTTCTACACATTGTGCGTCTTAGCACGTTGCATAGCGTCCAACTTGCCACTTACGTCCAGGAGTATTATGTATGCTTCTAGGCGTGTTTTTGTCTACGGGGATGATCTCCTTGTTCCCGTGGATGAGGTGGAAGCGGTTAGTACGACCCTCGAGCTATTCGGCTTAAAGGTCAATACGCACAAATCTTTCTGGACTGGAAAGTTCAGGGAGTCGTGCGGAATGGATGCATACGACGGAGTAGACGTAACACCTGTCTATCTTCGAAGCATGCCGCCAACTAACCGGCAAGATTCTTCAGAGTTCGTGTCTTTCGTCGCTTTCGCCAATCAACTATACACCAAGGGTTGGTGGTTAGCAGCTAGGCGCGTGCGTTGTTACATTGAGCAAGTATTCGGCTCTTTGCCACACGTACGAGACACGTCTCCAGTTCAGGGATGGTTTAGCTTTATGAACAGCTATTCAATCCATAGGTGGGATCCCGTTCTGCATCGCCCCCTAGTTAAGGGCTATGTAGTGAAGACCGCCTATCGTTCTGACCCTTTAAGCGGTCATGGCGCTTTGCTGAAGTTCTTCCTGAAGTCGGGTAACGAACCGATATTTGGGGAGCACTTGAAGCG